CTTTACCAAATCCGACAGCCTGATAGGTGAAATTTCTATCAATCGAAGCATTTGATGAGTTTTTAAAGTGAACAGTAAAACCCTTTCCAGATACACTAGACACTTCAAAGTAATCTCCTGATGCCATATTCTGAGCATTAATACCAATAGAGGGTAAATTAGTATTTGCTCCCAAAATAGAAGATGTACCAACAAAAAACGGGTGGGTAAAGGTAATAGCTTTAGCTCCTGCTCCGCTTGCTGTTAGATTACCTTGTTCTGTCCTTCTCTGTAAAGATGCTGTATAGCCTAACTGAGAAACTTGTATATCTTGCCCTATGTCATTACTTATAAGATTTGCCTTAAATTTAAATCCTCTACCTTTATACGTTCCATTTGCAAAAGTTTGAAACGCAGTATATGTAGGAGAGCCAGATCCAGGATCATCTTGTGTAACTGCAATTTGCATTTCTGCATTTACATCAAGTGCTGTTGTACCATCAAAATCTGTAATATCATCAATTAAACCTCTAGCATCAAATAAATCTGATGGGAAAAATCCTTCAGTAAGAAAATGCCGTTTGAAATCTACACTAAATACAGCACCCAAATCTAAGAAAGAACTACCAGCAGCACCACCAAATTCATAACTACCAGTTGGTGAAATACCTCCAGAATCATCTATTGACGCTTCAGTATCAAAGTCAGTTATTGCATCAAATAAACCAGTACCAGCTAAATTTAAACTATTTGTTACAGCATCAAAAGAAACATTAGTTTTTGTTCCTTGAAACTTGGGATTATCCTGATCCTCCCTTCTTGTTAAGGCAATTAAAGGAGCTTGGTTATCAGGTAAGTCTATAATTACACTTGTTTCACCAGCACATAATCTTCCACCATCATCTTGGAATTTTAAAATATATTCTCCCTCAAGATATGGCACTTCGGCAGTTGTTGTATTACCAGCCAATGCTTGAATCAAATCAGTACTGTTTTCAAAAGTTGCACTCCCATCTGTAACAGGAGAATGTCTTACAAAGACACGACCACCATGGGTAACGTCAACATCAGTAGATAAATTCCAACGTAATCTTACTAATTTTTCGCTAATAGGTTCTGCCGTCAAGCCTGTGACATTTGCTGGTAATGCAGTTTTACCTTGTGCAACAAAAGTTAAGTTAGCAGAAGTAGCACTTGTCTGTAATGCTGCGTTGTAACTAAATACTTGGAACTCATACGTTCCAACATCACTATCAAATATCTCAAAGTCAGGAGCAGATACAGTTTGAGATATGAAGTTACCATTGTTAAACCTATAGTTCACTTGATACTGCGTAACACCGACAATAGGTTGCCAGCTAAGAATTAACTTAGATACAGCTTGGTTATTGATAACAACAATTTTTTCTTCAGCCTGTAGTGCAGATGGAGGATCTTTTGGAAGATTAAGTACTGATACTGCTCTTGCTGGCAAACTTGCACCATCTTCTATAAATGAATATTTCGCATTTACATAAGACAAAGCAGTAATCGCATAAACTAATCCATCTTGTTCTTCGACTGTTAATACTCTAAATTTCTGAGCCTGGACTGTATCATTTTGCAAAAGCCATATTGTGTTTGCATTTGGAGCCTGTGAGAAAGCAGACGATACTGTAATAACTGCTCCAGATATAGATTGAACTCCTTTTGTTTCTACTGATCCATTGGGAAGTATGACACTTAAAGTTGGGTTGTTAGCTGTTGGTAAATCTGTAGCAGCAGAATCATCTACAGTTATTTGAGTAGTAGTGGCTGTATTTACTCTGCCTCCTCTACGAACTCCTGATCTTACTGGATCTGCTATATCAATCACTGCACCAGGTCGCACAACTACACCAGAATCTATTGACGTTGTAAATGCCACCACCTCACTTTCATTATTTTCCGAGAAAACGATTGCCTTTGCTAATCTTCGAGCTTGACCCCTACTGGTACACGCAAATGCTTTTACTTGCTTAACGACTGTACCTATCTTGGCTATTAATGCAGTATCCTCATAAACCTCAAAGTCTACCTCTTTACTATCCATGTTGAAGTAGGAAACAGCTACTACACTGTGTCTTGTTTTTAAACTACTACCTGAGTAATTAAATCCACCCTCGCCTACATTCGATAAATTAAATAAATAACTTGCATCGGTTGGCTTGTCCTGTGTAAGTGTTATCGAACCAGCAGACCATATCGGCATACACCTCATAACACCAGCTAACTCATTTATTAAAGTAAATGCTTCTCCACTATTTTGAATATTTACATTACAGCTAAATCTAGCTTCCTGTCCTCCTAATCCGTCTGATACTAACGTATTTGCAAACTTACTAGCATTTACAAAAGAGAATAAGTCAAGGCTGCTATCTGTTATATGATCTCCAAATCCGTATCTTTGGGTCGTGAGCAAATCGAGTAACACCATGCTCGGACATGAGCACCATTGAGCAGCACCCATAACACCATTAAATATGTAGCCGTCAGGATAAATTATTCTACCAGTATTGGCATCAACAGTTGGAGTGCCCGATCCACTAGCTCCTGCACCTGGTATTCTTACTTTTACTCCTCTTACTCTGTACTTTCTTGTGGGTATTGAACTAAACTGCATTGAATCCAAACGAATAGCAGCATAGGCACTATCAGGATAAGTATTGGCATCGTCAATTATTTCACCAAGACTTGTCCATGCGAAAGCATCTATAACGTTTGAAGATGTGCTATCTGCTGTAACTCTTGTAACTCTTATATCAGCAGGAAAAGCACCTGTGAGATTTACTCTGTAATCTCTTTGATATGCGTCAGCACTCCTACCTGTAATGGTGTCATCAATAACATCTGTAAATCCACCAGAGTTATATTGGACAGCTATTTTTAATCTAACGCTTGTGCCTAGTAAATCTCCTTGATCTGTTGCTCTTTGAAGTTGATTGAAAGTGACAGTTACGTTTACAGCATCGACATTTGAGTTTGTTATCTGTCGTGTGACGGGAGTTGAAGCTGTGACAGTTACACCTACTGCTGTTACTGAAGAACTGCTTTCGATTCCATCTACTTTTGTCTGGTTTGCAGTTCCGAATCTAGGAGTAAAACCTACATCTTGAAAGTTAAAGTCAGTGGTTGCAGGGTTTGAAGAGTTAGCTGTTGCTTTTAATACTGGTGTGTCATTTAAAAATACATCTTTCAATGCAGCATTATTATATGCAGTTGTTCCCTGAGTAAGTCCTTCTTTTGATGCGGAGGCAAAACCCTCTATTTCTCCTTCTGATATTAAATCTAAAAATGTAGCAAACTGTCTGCTATGTAATGTATCGGGTGCTCTGGTTGGTTGGGGTGGGGTAGGAGGAGAGGGAGGACCACCAGCACCTCTGATAGTTTTCTTTGTCATGCCTGTACCTGTTGAGTATCAACTGCTCCAGATATAACTACCGATCCAGTAATAATCTCTCCGTAACAGATTGGCACGGGAGTTCCAGCCCGTGAGGTGTTTTGAGTTCCAGAAAAGTTATACGACAGCCTTGGATCTTGCTCACTAGAGAAATCTTTTTGTTCTGGCAAAGGAGTGAGCATTTCAGATACCCCCATAAGAGCTAAACCTAATCCGACATTTGCCACGATTGCACTTATTCCTGCACCACCAACAAAACCACCAGCACCCAATTTAAGAGGAGCATAAGGTACTACAGCACCTCCTGTAGCAAAGGCAACTCCAATCAAAGCTGCACCTAATAGTATTTTTCCTGTTCCTCTACCAGCACCAGCTATGACAGGAACAAAGTGAATATCCTGTTGTCCTATGGGGTGATGTATTTCATCTTCTCCAATTAAATAATTACCTACTTTTACTTGGTAGTATTTAGGGTTCATATATTTTTCTATACCTGGAAAATTATTTACTAAAAAACTGACTGCTCTTGAAAGACTATCTACTTTTACTTCAAATTCTTTATGACCTACAAATTGAGCAAGTTCGCCATACAGTTTTACTTTACGCAACATAACGATACCTCCCTCCTGTACATTTCAATAACCATTGAGAATAAGGCTCTCTACAAGATAGTCTATCGGTTAAATGATGTAAAACATCTCCATCTAAGAAAATAGCTACATGATTTAAACCAGGAGATCCAAT